TCATCAGTTCCACCAACATACGCTCTAGCCATTCCCTTATAAACTTCACTACAATACTCATTATGTTTCGATAATGGTATGATTTCGTTAAGTTTTTTTACATTGTAGTACTTATTACTCAAGAAATCTATTGCATTATTACGAATATTGTTCTCAAATGGTTTGCCTGTATCTATCCACCAAATAAAGTTTTTATCCACAACATCTTTAAATTTATAAAAATGATTTAATAATTTTTTATCAGGTGTCATAATCAATTCATCATCTAACCACTTATAATCTTCCATCATTTTATCTGAATCTGGATGTTTTTCTATTATAAAGAATGGTTCTTCTGCAGATTCTGCTTGACACCATAAGGCTGATAATCCATTATTTTTATGTAATGGATGTAGGTTTGGATCTTTGAATATAGGTATAACACAATACATCGTATCTTAATATATAACCTTTTTATGAGAAAAACAAGCTTTTTTTAGTCATCAAATATATTTACGGCATCACCCAGTTTACTCCAAGCATATGTTTGTGTTTGTTTTTGTTCTGATTGTAGTGATGATTCCTCTACAAAATAATAATCACTATTTTTACCTCCTGATATTTCAACTAATTCTTTCCATTTACTAACATCTATATGGTCTAAACTTCTAAAATAATTATATTTGTTATATGAAGGTGATTGATTCATCCAAGCATGAAGAAACCAAAATAAAAATTCTTTGTGTACATCGGCTACTCTACGAGGTACGACTAAGTAATTTAAAGGTTTATCATCAGTACTTTCACCATCTACAAGTAAAATATATTGCTCACCTGGAATAAGTTTAACATGATGAGCAAACCTCATTACATGGTCGCGGTCCCCACTCCTACACCTATTTAAATATTCAAAAGTAAATCTTTCTTTTATAAGTACTTGTGAAAGGTCGTCTGGTTCAGTACAATATTTATAGTGGAAATATCCTTCCCTCGATTTACATCCATCATCCGAAGACAATATCTTATAATCAGTTCCTAACTCCGTTGTATTTTTATTTTTAGATTGTAACAAATCTCCATAAGGACCAAAAACTTTATCTATGGTATTAGGTCTTGACAAAGACTTACCATAATCTCTTTCAACTATATCCCATGTTATCTTTTGGTCAAGATAATCATACAATGGACCTTCACTGTCATTAACCTGGCAACTAGTACCATCTTTATCCGTATAAAGAGCATCACCTAGAGGTTCAGCGGCTGATACTAGAGCACCACCAAGATAATCCAAATATTTATCAGGTCTATACCATGCTTTTTCAGCTGTTGTTTCGTTCCAAGGCCCAGTTCTTTTTTGATTATATTCATCAAAAGTTTGCCATGCATTAGTCCAAACTTCCTCCACATAACCAAGTTTTACTGTAGGTACTAAAAATGGAATAATTCCAGCATAGTAATCAGTTGGGACTGTAGAAGCTAAGTCAGGCCTTCTCCACACAAATTTAAAAGCGCCATCAATAGATAATTTAGATTGATTAAAATCTCCAGCCCTAAAACCAGCTGTAGGCCCAAGACCACCACTATTTGTCGCATCAACGAATGAGTAGTTTCCAGGTAAGCTTTCTAATTCTGTCATCCCCATTCTTAACCTCTCAGGTATATCAAAAGTATCAGAACCCAAATAATTTGGATCTATAAAATTGCCGGTATGTTTTTTTTGTATATTTGATTTTAATTTAGAATCTGATTTTATTCTCCACTGTGTATTTAATGTTGTCGACCAACCTGTAGCGTCTACTGTATGTGACACTTGCATAATTTGAAAATATACATTATCTCTATACCTTTCAGGTAAATAATCCACCCTAAATATGTCACCAGGATTTAATGAAGATATTCCATATATTTTTATAGATAGCTTCATTGGTAATAATGTATCCATTTCACCAAACATATTCTGAGTTGCAATACCCATTAACCATTCACCTATAGTTGAAGAAATCATTCTACCACGAGATTGTTCCCATTTCTTATTCATCAACCCGTTGTCAACCATTCTACTTTTTTGTTCATCAGTATAAGGTTTATTGTCTCCAGTTTTTGGAGCATCGGCATATTCAAATTGATTATCTCCAACTATTTCATCTTTGCCTTGATATAATTTTGAAGGTAATTCATATTTATCACCAGTCCCCTCGTCACTGGGAGTATCAGAAGCACTATCAAATGGTTTACTATCACCATCACGGATATTTGGTTTATTTTGATATTTATAAATATCATTTGCAAAATATAAGCTTGATTGAGTTTGTCCAAATCTATTTGTACTGACACTCTTCACATAATTATCAATTGTTCCTAACTGATCAAATGACCACGGACCTCCATTCGAAGTGAGTGCTGAATCTGCTAACATATCACCAACCCTTGTAAATCCTTGATCTGAGTATACAGCATCCTTTTCTCTTCTCTCATTTAAAAGGTACTGATGTTCTCCGATATCTGGTAAATATCTTACATGATATTTAATCGCTGAATCAATAAGTCCTTGATCTCCAGTAATCAAATCATATGAGTTAACAGCTTCAAGAGCTGCAGTTTCATCTAACATTTGATTCAATGGAATTATTTGTCCACCACTCCCCATACCTCTTATAGCCATCATATTACCAATTGCACTTGAGTCGAGACTAAAAGAAACATCATAACTTTGAACAATTGAATTTTCGGATCTCACACTAAATTCAAATAATTCATCGTGGAGATTTTTATTTACTTTTCTTTGTGCCATAGCTGATGGGTAATTAATATCAGTTATCGCCAATTTACTGTCATCACCAGCTGCACTAGTTATCTTTAAATCCATAACTCCATAGCTATCTTCATTAATTTGTTTGAGAACATCTTTTAAAGATTGTATAAGAGAGGTATCTGGTTTTGTAAATGCTTTTTTAATCACATCTGCTCTAACAAATAGTTCTCTTATTGGAATTCTTTTGTATTTTTTATCAAATTGATACTGTCTAAAATCATCAACCATTTCACCAGAATTTGTTTCTATTTCCATATCCTCAATATCAGATTCTGTATACAAATCTTTAAAAAGAGCTTTATATTTTCTACCAAATCTTCTTAAAATTCTTGAATTATAACTACTTTCAATATTATTAGTATCATAGTTTCTATGTTCTGTGTACAATAAATCATACTTACATTCATAACCGTCAAATGATATATCAAAATTAAGATCAGGCTCATTATAATTATAATAATATGAAAACACTCCCATATCAGATGAACTAAGAGTGGAATAAGAATCTGGAGTGTAAGAATAACCACCATTAAAAACATCATCACCAAAAATTTGTCTGCAACAAAGGTCATTAGCAGTAAATGTACCATCATCTAAACCTTGAATATTTATTAAGGTAGTATCAATATCTCCACTTATCGAATCTGTCATATACTGCTGTTCGTTGCAATTTAAACATGGTTTCCCTACACCCATATCTGCCATACAGAATCCATATTCATGATTATATAAAACACGACCAATTAAAAATGTATCCACAAAGGTATCGTTATCACCAGTTTCGATTGTTGTTATATCCTCCGAACCCCACCATTCTGGAAATACAAATACTGGTTGTTGAGTTTCCGCTTTATTTTTAAGTGATAAAAGATGTTTTTGTCTTTCTAATAATTTTTCATCATAAACTGTAAATCCAAGTGAGGAATCAAATTTTGTTTCAAAATTTTCACCACTACTTATCTCAGAAACATCCTTACCAAATCCAAACTCTGGATTTAAAATTAAATCTTCAAAATGTCCTAATGATATATAAATATCTACCGCTTTATTCATATCATTAACACTAACTCCAGTCTTTATAGAATCATGCGTTATACCAGTTAACCCACCAGCAGAAAAACTAATACCAATATCAGCTTCTTCCCTTTCTGCTTGTTGTTCTGTAGCCTTCCCAGTATCGTTAACCACTCCTAATTTTTTTAACAAAGCAGATTGAAGTTCCGCCATTAATAATTTATTAGAATTAGCTAAAAAAGCATGATTCCTTAACAATGATAAATTTTCGTTATGGTGAATGTTTTGTCCATCTTCTTTAGAAGAAAAATTTGGTAATCCATATTTTAAAAATAAAGCGTTATATAAAACTGTAGTTTCAAGAATAGTTTCCATCCGATGGATTTTTTGTTCATCATCTAAAGTATTATGATTGATTAGCGATGAATTTTTTGATACTAGTTTAACAGTACATGAGACTGTTCCATCAGCATTTATGACGGAACTGTAATCAACAACTGTACCAAGTATTGTTTCCAAGCCACCTTTAGAATCTGTGACATAACCATCAAAACCATCTTTTTCTATTTCCCCAAACAAACATTTTTCTATTTGTCCTGGATGTCTATTATCTTCTACTTCATCATAATCAGGACATTTACCATCAAGTAAATCATCTGGGTTATATAGATCAGAAGTATCCCATCCGAAGTCAACAAAGACTTGAGCTCCTGGTCTTAAAAAATACCTACTATAAATTTTATCATAATCATGGAAATTACTAACTTGAAAAGCTACCTCAGTTGTTTTTATACTACCAAACATATTTTCAGTATCGGACTGAACACTCACTATTCCAGCAGAGGGTTTAAAAAATTCATTTCTATTAGTTTGATATTCATCAGGTAAAGCTAAACTGGTAAGGCTTTCCTCTATAATTATTGGATCATTTGGGTTTGGTACTTGATTACCCATATTAGTACCAACCATATAAATTTTACTACCTATTGCTGTGTCCTCAATTTGCTCTTGAGAAAACCATTTATAATCCCCAGTACCAAATTGACCACCAGTCTCACTCCACTCGGCAAAAAAATAATCTTCGGGAAGAGCATCTTGAGAATCCATTTCACTAGAGCTACGACCCACTTCTCCTGATTTAGGTTCTTTTTTAAAAACTTCTACACCAATCCACATTCTTATGAATGGTGTTCTTGAAGATAAATCTGATACTACCCCATTAAAGTTTTGATTAGATAAATCTCTAAATTCATATGGATCAAAGTCGTCTTGAAATTTAGTTTCCTCAGAAGTTATTTCATCACCCGGCTGTTTATTTTTATTAGCTAAAAATTGTCTAGCTTCAAGAACTTTTTTAACCTCTAGTGGAATATCTGTTCCGAATATTCTTTTATTAATCATTTTTTAAAAACCTCTTGCATTCTCTATTGATGCTGGTATCCTTAAAGATGTTCCTACTGGAATATTGTTTGTTTTTAAATTGTTCACTCTAGCTATAAACCACCATAAAGATGAATCACCATAAAATTGATGTGCTAGATTATCACATCTATCACCTTCTTGTGCTATAAAATACTCATCATCATTTTTTTCTGGAACAGATACATAAAGTGTTGTTTGATATTTTTTCTTTGGATTATATTTTTCTATATTTGAAGTTTTAGTACTTTTATATCTAGCCATTAGTCAACTCCTATTCCCGTGTCTCTATTGGTAATACCATAAAAAGTTTCAGTGGTTTTATCAGGTAGAGCAAAATCTAAATTAGGTGCTTCAGAATGTATAACAAAATAAACAAAATTAACTAGTATCAATCTCGGTACTCTCTGACCTTTTTTTGTTTCCCAAGTTGATTCGGGAGGAATGTCATAAGTTAAACTTTGAAAAAATCCAGTTAATTCAGCATTTTGTGAACCAAATAATTCCCCTAATCTAAATTTAACTATTGGAGGTTTCATTCTTGTTTTTGATTTCATATTTACATCTTTTTTGTATTCAGGATAACACATAGATGTCAACCTATTAATTTTTCTATAAATTTGTCTTAACTCTGCATCCGTATGTGCTGCTAATTTAATACCAATACTAATGATTCTATCTGCTTTTGAATAAGTCCAAGAACTTTCACTTCTTCCAACATAATCCATAGGATTCCATATTGGAGTTACTGTTTCATTAATTGAATCTATGTAAGCTCTAAAAAACACATAAGTATCATCTCTTAAATCTTTAAAATAAAATGGCATTCCTTCTTTTTTAGCTTCAACATCAGCTTCAATTTGTTGTAAAGGTTGTTGAGTGCTTCCACCCTCATCTGTTATAACAGTACCAAACAAACTACTTCCAAGTTCAGGACCTTTTATCATTGGTGCCAAAGTCATTTTATCACCAAATGTTTGTTTTTTAGGATTATTTAATACAGCATCTGCTATTGTTTCAAATAAAGGAGGATTAGTACTTCTAGTACCACCATCAAAAGTTTGGTCGATGGTTGAACCATATGAATCTAAAGCTGATGCACGATAGTTCGAGTCAGCTCCTAAAATAGGAATATTAAAGAAATCAATTTCAAAATCTCTTCTAACTGGAATAATTGGCGAATTACCTCTCGTAGAAGTAGCAACTGAAGCCAATGTTGATAAAGGACTATAAAATTTATTAAACCTTTGTGGAACTCTTCTTAATTTATCACTTGGAGAAAAAACACCTCCGGGAGATTTTTTCCTAACAACACTTGTAGGAACAAAAGCACTTATGTTTTGTCTAGCAATAAATTCGAGTCCACTTGGTGATGTTAAATATTTAGTTATTCTAAGTGTATCTCTCGCAAGTCTACCAATTATACTACCATTCCCAAATATCATATTTCTTCCATCAGATAATTCAGGCCCATCACTTCTTGGTATGTTACTAACCATATAAGGTTCTGAAAATATAGATGGAGAAAACCAGCTTCTCATAAGACCCCCACCAGTTAAGAATATGCGGTTATTATGATTTTTAATATCTAAATTTGATGTGTTAACATACGGACTATATGTAATACCTGGCCAAGGTTTTATAGGAGTGTGGTTACGGTTGTAAAGCATCTCCCAACCTTTATCTTTATTTTTTTTATCGATTAAAGGGCCCTCAGATGATTTAAATGATTCAGGTATTGTTTGATAGTTATTATAATTTGGAATGGCGTCTTTTATAATTCTTCTACTATCATTAATTTTACCATTTGATGATAAATATAAATTGTCTTGGTTAGGTTTTTTACCTCTAGTATCACTATATTTTTTTATAATACCTTTTTTTTCAAGATCTTGAGTTTTTCCTTCTCCTAATAAATCATTTCCAATTTTGGATTTATAATAATCACCTTTTGGTAAATCTTCATTAATTGGAGCAGTAGGAAACTCTTCTAATTTGCTAGGCGTAGGTGTATTTAAACCCTCTGAAAATACGCTTTTTAAATTTTCTAAACCCATCCTATGTTCCCCTTTGAGCACTTACTAATGTTTGATTAGTTCCTCTGGCTTCTCTATACATTGTTCCGCCAAAGCCAAAATACGAAGCCATTTCTTTTCTAAGTTGTGACATTTCATTTTTAATTTCTTTGTTTTCTCTCACAAGATTAGAAGTATCAATATTGTTAACAACACTTCCTCCACCTCCAGCACCCATAGCACTTGCTAATCCTGGACCTGCTAATAAATCATCATTTTTACTTAATTCAAATAATCCACCCTCTTTGGTAGATACCATTGTCTTACCCTTAGCCTCTGATATCATATCACCGGCACTCATCGCGGAAGACATTATAGCCGTTACTAGACCCCCAACTAACAATGGTAAGCCTATTAATAAAGGAATAGTCCATGGTCCAGGTGGAGCACTAGCCCCTTTTGCATACGAGGTAGCTATAGCGATAGCTAAATTAGCAGTTGCTGCACCAGCTGCTACTCCCATTCTTAGGGCTAATAAATTAGTTAATCCAATTGATTCGTGTAACCATTTTATTAGTTCAGCACCTTGAGCAACCATCATCACAACAGGTTCAGCAACTCTGCTGAATGTTTCAACTAAATCTGGACCAATATCCTCAATAAGTTCCATACCTGTTACTTGTAAATCAGCTAAAACTTTAGCAACTTTTGACATCGTATCTTCAGGTAACATGTTTGATAAATCTTGTTTTGCAAGTTCACCAGCTAAAGTTACTTGTTCTTTTTCTTTCATAACTATTTTATTTAAACTTTGTAAATTTAAACCTAAGGCACTAGCTAAAGCTTTTCTTTCAACAACATTCATTTTTTCAAAGTCAGCTTGACTACCAACTTGTTTAGTGATTTCAACCGCCAATCCTTCTAAATCACCAGCTAATGATAATTCTCTCGCTTTTTGTAAATTAAGATTTCTTCCCAATATAACAGAAGCTTCAATTTCAGCATTTAATGAATCTTGGAAAGATAATAATCCCTCAGCAGCACCAGCAATATCCTCTATACTCACTCCAAGTTTTTTAGCTTGTATACTTGCTCTGAATAATTTATCAGCACCAAGTCCAGAAAATTTAGCAAAAATTTCTGTATTTGCTGCAATATCTTTAAGAACCTCTTTTGGAGCAACACCATTAGCATCTGCTAATAACGCTGTTGATTTAGCTAGATTTTCAGCTTGTTCTTCAGTTAAACCACCCATCTCTGTCATCATTCCTACAAGAGGAGCAGCTTCTTCTACAGCCAACCCTAAAGTTTTTTGAAGACCACCAATTGTATCTGCTAGTTCAAGTGCACGCTCAGTACCTATTCCAAACTCTGTACCTAAATTTTCTATTACTAGAAAAGCATCTTCACCCGATAAACCCATTTTTACAAATTCTATATTTGCTTTAGCTAAATCATCTCTAAATTTTGTTACACCTATTGCACCAAAGCTATCACCTATTGTATCTGTCATTGCAGCAAATTGAGTTATCAATCCAATAGCTGCTGTCATGGGGTTTTTAACTATATCCTTTATTGTAGAACCCAAATCACCAAATAAGCTTTCTGATGCATCTATCGCATCATTCATTTTTTCTGATAAATTTAGTGACTCATCTTGAGCATCCATAGCATCTAATAAAGATTCAGTTATCTCATCTTGGATTTCCTCCTGTTGCATTGATGTTCTTAACTGTATTCTCTTAGAAGCACTTATAGTTTTATTTATAAATCCCAGTTTTACATGGTCGAGAAGATTCTTATGACCAAATTTAAGTCCAAGCTGGGCAGCTTTTGCTTGTTTTTCCGCTAATGCTCTATTTGCATCAGTTTTCTTTTTAGATTTGGCTAATATTTTCTCTAATTTTTTAGCCATATCCACGATGTTTTTATATTTATCGCCGGTTGTGGTTAGTTTAGAAAAAAATCCTTCTTGTTTTTTGGTTAAGTCTTCAACAGCTTTTGTTAAATTTTGTACAGATTTTTTATTCTGTACCCAATAATCCTTACCCCGTCTTCTTGCATCTTCAGCCATTTAATTACCTCGCTTGGTCTATAAAATCATCAACAGTCATGCGTTTGGTTTTAATTTTTTTGCCATATTGTTTTTCAATAGCTTTTTCAAATCTTTCTGAAGCGTCATTATAATCTTTGACGCTTTTTTCAAGGCCTTTTTTATGTTTTACAATATCTCTTTTTAACTTTTTCTTACCTTTAAAAAGTCCACGCAAAAAATCACCTATTACGCCTTCGTTTAATATATTTTCTTTATCCATATATGATTTTTTCTTTGCCATAATACTCTCCTAATTAGATGTATCTATTCATATATAAATATCAAATATCTAAAAATTATCGTTTGAATTTTGAATTTGGATTAAACCTTTTTTGTGATTTTGATTGTGATTTTTTTATTTTTTTATTTTCTTCTTCTTTACTTTTGATTAATTCTTGATAATAAAACCTTCTTAAATATGTGGGCATAGTATATATATCATTATGGTTAAATCCATTACCATAATATACTAATTGAAATATTTGTTTATGAATATCTTTTTTATTATCAGGTAGAAGGCCAAAAAAAGTTAACCGTCATAGGTATTGCTACCTTGACGGACTCGCCTCCTATTTCTACCTCTTGTGTCATATCAATATCAGGTGTAACATTTTGAATTTCTTTTCTTAAAAATAATGAATCTCTAGCTAATAAATTTTGAACAAAATTATTTATAGTAGATTGTGATTCATCCCCATCAACTGAGGTTATAGCATATCTTAATCTAGTAGTAAGTTCAGGGGAAACCATTGAACCTATTTTTTTAGACGCTTCTAAATCTTCATTTATTTTCTGTTCTTCTAAACCTGTTAATAATTTAAAAGTTAATTTGTTTTTAGATATGGGTAATGTAACTTCAAATTTATTTTCAGTAACTCCCTCAGGTAGTTTTTTAAATGGACAATTAGCTAAATTTATAACTGTTGGTAGTTTTTCTCCACTCGTTGGATGAGTAACTTCACATTCATATTCAGGTCCATAAGCTAGTACTCTAGCTGCAACCATAACTGCATTTTTATCACCCAGTATCAAATCATTACTTTTAATTCCTTTTGTAAGAATAAGAGAATCTAACAATTTATCAATAACCAAACCTTTTTTGATAAGGTTAGCAGATGTTAGAATATCCTCTTCTTTAGCTGTCATATATTTTAGTTCAATTTTACCATCTTTAAGTGGTGAATTTTCTGAATAAATTTTACCTTCACTTGGTAAATCTATAAATTCACTTGGGAATTTTTGTTCTTCTGCCATTATAACCTCCGATTATTTTGATTCGGAAACAGACGCTTGTCTATAACCTGTAACTAACTTCTTAATCTCACCGATAGCTTTTCTCGCTCTACCACCTGCCGCTTTATTACCCTTTGATGAGAAATCTCTATGATTTTCTTGGAAATCTTCCCATAAATTGTTTAATTCGTTGTATAAATTTTCTGTTGACATTTTTTTCCTCCTGTAACTTAAACTTCAATGGCTCTTCTGAACCACCCTAACCAAAATTTCTCTTGGTTTGGTTTATCTATAACTATGTTTGCAAATCTTAAAACTCTATATGCTCGTACTCTATCTAATGATATTTTTTGTATAGCATTTAATGTAGCTGGTCCTAATCCACCATCTACTTCGATTTTATTTTTATTTTTAGAATTAGCAGCTTGTTGTAAAACCTTAACAGCTCCTCTTCTACCAAAATTAACACACATATCAAAGTAAATATGTCTTAATTGTGGGGGAACTTCATCACACTTACCTCGTCTCCAATAGTCTGTATGATATATTTTTTTAGCTTGTTCTTTGGTAAGATTTTTAATGTCCACATCAGGATACCATCTTTTAGCGATTCCATACTTGGTTTCACCACCAGCATCATCAGGGTCATTCACATAACCACCCTCGTGTTCTAAAACTATTTCTATTATTTCTTCAAAAGTTGTTTTCATTTCATATATAAATATATATTTTATAAAAAAACCCTCAATTTTTTTGTTGAGGGCTTTTTATTTATTCTTTATCCTTATCAATTAGAATTGAAGTACAGCGTAATCATATTTTAAAGTTAGTGTGATTTCAGCAGGATCACTTGTTGCAAAATCTAAATCGCCAAAATTAGCTGATTGAATATAACAACCTTTTAAAACCCACTCTTCAACAATATCACCAACAGGTCCTAACATATTTAAAGTAACTTCTTTTTTATAAAAATCAGCATATCCATCTCTACCAGTTACTGATTCGTGTGATAATCTTACCCACTCCATAACTGCTTGCGAAGCAGAAGGAACAATTGGGTCATATAGAGTAATATCAATTGGTTGCCATCTTGACTTACCTTTGATGTATCTTGTTACATTCATATGTTCCAACATTACCTCATCTGATTCAAGTGTTGGCCTGTTAGCTGTTTTTATTGTATAAGCTGGTATACCATCTATATTCATTATAAATCTATTTTTGAGCTTTGGCTCAAAAGGTGTAAACATTATATCTTGTGGTTCTAATAATTCTGGCATTTGTTTTCTCCTAAATACTTAAACCTTTACTTTCATATATAAATATCAACAAATATAAAAAAAAGGGATTTATAATTAAATAAATCCCTTTAATTTAGTTATTTTTGACTAACTATTACTCTGGAAAAGTAGCACCAGTA